ATCAACTCATTTACACTTGTTGCAATATCAGATAAATTTCCACTCAATTTTTCTTCTATATTAACCAATCTATCTTCGATTTTCTTAGACGAATAAGTAGTCATTTCAGATACTCTGTTATCATCTACAGTCGCATTTATAAAATGAGTTTCTGCATTTCCATTTATCACATAAACGTTTAATTCTGACCTTGTTTCACTTCTAACTTCTATAGAATTATCATCTATAATTTTAAAGTTTGTAACTACATTTTCTTTTGTAGTAGCATCTATAATATTTACAACTATTCTCTGTGTTAATAAACTATGTGTTACAGTTGCTTTGAATCCATTTTCTGCATCCTCAACCCAATCGTCAATTGTTATTGTTTGAGTAGATGCCACATTAGAGCCACCTGCAATAAGTTGGTCAATTTTAATATTTTGTTTCTCATTTTCTGTGTCAATTCTAGTGTTTAGCTCTGTTTTAGTAGTTTCTATGTTGCTTGTTAATTCTGTTTTAGTTGTATCAATTTTAGTATTAACAGTACCTATTTTAGTTTCTAAGTCTTGTATATCTTTGAGTGTTGCAAAGATTATTGTTGGGTCAATTTTAAGTTCTATATTATTTACATTAGATACAATAAGCACAGTTTTAACCTTCATGTCTACCACTGCACCTTGTTCTATAGAAGGTTTATAACACTCTTTGTATTTAGAAATGGCAATTAAATTATTTTCATCATCTAAATATCCTATTTCTCTTATCATAAATCCGCCTACACTTGATGGTATTAAACTCTCTAATATTATACAATTTGGTGCAGTTTCATCTGTAGTTGTATTTCCGATATTGCCTTCCCATACCACATTTTTGAGAGCTGTCTGACTCTCAGTTGGAGTATATTCACTCCCTCCTCCATCACCAAGTTGAATTTTTACAAATCCCACTTTATTACCTGTGACACTTGCATTTGCTATCTTTGCTTTCCCTACATCTGTAATTATAGTGTAATAACTTTTATCTATAGCCAATATATCACCTCCTAAAATATTGTTACCTCTTGGTATCCAACTCCATTGCCAGTTAATACATCAATTTCTCCATAAGTTTCTATATCTGGTGGACTCCAAGGGTATATAGTTATTTCTTGACCCATTAAGGTTGTTATACCAAAATTCATATAATTGTCTTTGCTTATAAGCACTCTAGTGTAATCTAGTGTCATGTTACATGGCTTAATATTACTTACAAAAGAATGAACTTCCTCAAACCAATCTTGATTTCTAGCATCACTCTCAAGGTGTATGTTATAAGTAGCATTATTAATAGTTAATTCATAATTGCCTTCTCCAACTACATTATCTAGCCAGTTCCTTAAAAATCTCTCTGAGTAAGGTAGTTTACTTATATATTTACTAAAAATCCTAAACCTTCTATCTTCTAAACTCTCATTACTTTTAGGAGTTATAGACATTATCTTTTCCCATCTTTTTATACCACTTATAGTTAGGTCCTCTAAAAACTGGTCATTTGATAGGTCCTTTAATTTATCATATAATGTTTTTATTTCTTTATTTTCTACATTAAATACTTTTATATATTCTTCTTTATCTTGTAGAATTTGTGGTAAGTAATTTATTAGATTAATCTCTTTATCCAACTACCTCACCTCTCACTACTATACTGTTACTATCTATTGTTAGATTAGATTTAACCTCATTTATCATTGTATTTGCAATGTCTAATACTCCATCAATACTAAGTAATCTAGTTTCAATTTGAGATATACGGACTATTAAGTTTTCTTCATCTTCCCAACTCATGTTAAGTTCATTTAAAATAGTCGTCTATTGCTTCTTCTGCAATTGATTTTATATTCTCCCAAGTGTAGCCATTTTTGTATGTTATCTCTGCTGATATATTTATAGTTGTACTTGTAACTCCTTCAACTGTGACTCGGTGTCCAATTGGTGCTAATCCAAGACCTTCTCCTTGGTTTTGTAGAGGATCAATTTCTTCTTGAACTAAATTAACTAAATCATCAGATGGTACTTTGAAATTAGAGTTAATTATTACTAACTTAACAGTTCCTCCACCATTCCAAACAGGATAAACCTTAACTCCTCCAACATCTTGTATTTTGTTAACTTCATCCCTATAGTTTTGTATATTCCCGCCAAAACTCTGTGAATTTAGGCTATCATAATATCTTTGTCTTAAACTATCTTCTGACTCTTCATCCTCTCCATTTATCAAGATTTCAGTTAGTTCAGCAGTTTCAAGACCATCTATATATTCAATAGGTATTAGTTTTCCTAACTCAAATATAGGTCCAGCAGTTTCACATTTCATTTTATATGTTTTTTCAGATATTCTCTCAATTGCTACATAGTTATATTCTCCTAGATTAAACCTAGAATCAAGTGGAATATCTATGTTAAAAACTCCTTTTGCAATTGTATTGGTTGCAGGTAAAGGTGTAATTCCTCGCTCTTTACATCTCTTCTCTAAATAGTAATAACTAGCAGTATCTACGAATGTTTGGTCTAGTAATTCATCCATGGCAATGTATGTTTCTGTAAGTTCTATAGCAACAGGAGCAAGAGCATTATATATTATAGAACCTTCCCTTTTATCAAAAGTATCTGGTACACTATCTAACATTCTTTTAATTATATTTTCAAATGTCATTAACTCAAACAATTATACACTCACCACCTTCTCTGCTTTTATATTTCCATATTTTGTATGAACTGAAAATCTACATTGTAGTTTACCCTTTATATTTTGAAACTCAAAATTATCTACATTTTCAATCCTATCATCTTGAATTAGTGCTTCTTTGATTCGTCTTTCAAGTTCGGGGATTACAAAGGATATAGGCTCTCCAATAAGGTCGTTCAACTCGACTCCATAATTCCAACTATATATTAGATGTTGGTATCTCTCTGTGTTTAAAATTAAAAAGATGGTTTGTTTTAATGCTTCAACATCATCACAAATACCATCTATCTTAGATTTTTCTATATTTAATTTAAAGGTCTTACTTGGTTCTTGCCTTACATCAAAATTAATTATTGATACATCTTCAATGTCATAATCTAAATTATCGCTTGGTAACACCTCATCACATCCTATCTAAAATCAAGTATTGTTGCCCTCCTTGCATACGAATTAAGACTACTTTATCTCCTATTTTTTTATCTGTATATCTTTTAAATGTATCTGTTTGTATTAGAAAAATTTCACCAATAGATAGTTTTTGTTCTATCTTAACTCTTAGAGGACTAATACTTTCTATTGTTCCAAATACAACCCTCATTGGGTTGCTTGTTTCTACTGCATCCATTGCAGCTTTTTTTATTATTTGCAATAAATCTTGGCTCATATTATCACCTCACTTATATAAATCTTCTCACATGTGTATATGCTTTTCCTTTTCTATATGAATCAACTGATTGTATTTTTACTACATCACCAGTCTGTGGTGAATGAATTATTTGATTGTTTCCAATGTACATTACAACATGATTACTACTTCCTCCACCAATTCTACATAATAAGTCTCCTGCTTTCCACTTGCTTCTATCTTTTAAATCTACTGCACTACCTGCTTTACTTTGCGTTGCAACAGTCCTAGGAATTTTTATACCTATTTGTTTATAACACCATTGAGTGAATCCAGAACAATCAAAAGTGTTAGGACCTGTAGCTCCATACACATATTTACAACCTAATTTACTTTTTGCTATACTAATTAATTTATCTTCTTTAGAGTTATTATTTGTACTACTTTGGTTATTACCTTCAACTTGATATGTTTGTTCTTCATCTCCACCTATAATTATATAGCCATTCTTTCTACCAAATTTTTTACATTCACTAGCATTAGCTAATAGTATATCTATATGATATGTTCCGTTTGTTTCAACATATATTCTTCCTCCATTATCTTTAACTGTATATACTTTGTTGTCATAGGCAGTACCAGGAAGTATAATTTTTACTTTATCTCCATATTCAAAAACTGGATGTTTCTTTAGAAAATCATCAGTATACCAAGTTTTCTTAACTCCTTCTCGATTCATTGGACCAGCAACAGTTCTTGATTTTACATCAAGTGGCTTTCCATTGCAATCTGTTTTTCCACCTTCCATTGCATTGTTTCCTGGATAATATGCAGTAAATATAGCAGGAACTTTTTTACCTGTATTTTTTTTCGTAGTACTTTGTGCAGGACCATTTTTCTTTTCATCCTTATTGTTAGTATTTCCACTTGAATATGAGCTTGAAGAATAAGAAGCAAATTCATCTCCATCAACAAGAGTCAAATCCATGAAATGTGAATTATTTTCAAATGTATGTTTTACTTTCTCAACTAACATATAATTTTGCAATTCAATATCGCCTAGATTTAAAAAAACAGGTACTAAACAACCTGCTCTCACTCTAATATCTCCAAGTGCATTTTTTAAACTTAATGACTTAGTTTTCTTATTATATAGTTTTAGAAGTATATCACACTTTTGTTTTATCTCTGCTTCACTCATGTTTTTGTCTACTGTATCAAACATTTGAAGTATTCCCCAACTCCTCATATGCGTTGAGTCTTGAGCAATATACACATCTCTTTTTCCTGTTTCTTCATTATCTCTCACAAGTTTAATCTTTGTGTAAGTATCACTATCAATAGAAGAATTATAGTCAAAGTCCTCAATTACATCATTGTTCATAACCGTATCAAGTTTCATAGAAGCAACATTCTTTAATGTTAATCTTCCAAAATCATCATAGAGTACATACATTTCCTTTTTCTCTCTTAGAGTATCATCTAGTGCAGTTAAGACCATATCAAAGAGTGTTTTATTTTCTTCAACTCTCGATATTTTATATTTTGTATCTTCTATGACATTGTATTTTAATTTAAAATCTTTAGCTAACATCTTTACAAGTTCACTTGCAGTATGGTTCTCAAGAACATAAGTATCTTTATTCTTAAAATATCTTAGCTGGTCGTAAGCAACAATTTTAATGTGATTTTCTTTATCTCTTTTCTTCTGAAATATATATCCATAGAAGATACCTATTCCTTTATAATACAGCCTTACAGAATTTCCTTCGCAAAACTCTAATATATCATCCATAACTATTGTAAATTCTAACTTAGAAGGTGTTCCTCTTCTTTCTATCTCCCATGTGATACCATCAAGGACAACTGGTTCGTAGAAATCTTCCCAATGTGCAATAACTAGCCTTACATCCCTATCATTTGCCAGAACTAATTCATCAGCCAAGTTTTAACACCTGCCCTTTGTAAATTGTGTATTTAGGTACTTTTTTACCCTTGTTAGCTTTATCCATCATTGTTTTATTTAACTCATATACTTTCTTATATAATGAACCATTACCAAGTTGCTTCTGACAGATTGACCAAAGAGAATCTCCTGCCTTGACTGTGTATGTTTTACCACTTGGGGCATTGACTGAATCAACTCGTTTTGGCTCTATCTTTACATTAGGTCTACCAGTCTCATTAGTTGTTTTAGGTGTAGCAGGAACTAATTTTTTAGTTGAGTAATCTCTATATTGCTTTAACTTTATTGCAACTTTTGTATCTGAACCATTGTCTGCATCTTCTACTATGTTATATTCCTCTAATGATACTTTCATATTAGTGTTAAATAGTACTTTATTACCTAATTCCCTCGATACAATAAATTGAAATGGCTTACAATCAGTTTTTAGTAATTCTAGCTTACTTAAAAAGAATTGAACATCTTTAAAAGTCCCTCGATAAAATGGTAGTTTATTATGTGTAAATTCTGCTTCAAAACTTATTTCAGATAATCCTTCTTTTTTTAATATGTTTACTTCTCCAGTATTTATCAAATCAACTGTCTTGTTCTTGTTTGTCACTTTGACTTCAAGTTTGGGTGGTGGGATTGGTAATTGTACTCCATCTAAATAAAAATCATAAGCCATTTAAACACCTCTTTTCTAAACTATTCCTTCCGCTGATACAACCATTGCATCATTCAGTTTTTCTGTTAGTACATTTACTATTCCATCAACATCTGCCTCGCTATTTATGTTGTTTGTATTGTTCATATCAATTTTTATGTTGACTCCTGTAAATCGGTTTATTACCTCCTGTTCTGCTATGTCTCTAAGATATTTAAGGTCTTCTTGACTTTTATCCATTGTTTTAGCCATCTTTGCAGTGTTTCCCGCAGTGTCTTTTGCTCCTTTTGCTGCATCGCCCAAAGGTGAGTTTAATCCAGCTGAACCCAATCCATCACCAAGTCCGTATTTTTTATCCCATAAATCGTCTAATCTTAAGTCTTTTTTTGCTTTTTCGGCTATTTTGTTAATGTCAAAAGCATCTTTCAATTTATTTTCTAAATTTTGACCTACTTCATATCCTTTTTTGTAAGAGTCAAATGGATTTTTAATGTCCATATATGGTGCTTTCCAGTCTTGTGGTTTAATAGGCTCTTTTAATGTTTTTTGATAATCTTTATATTGTTTTACAAAAGAATCTACTTTATCTAAGCTCCCTATAGTTTTTATGTTAATCCCTGGTATCAAATTTAGTGCTTTTATAACTCCATTTATACCTCTTATTGCCAAATTCGCTGCACTTACAAAAGCATTTGCTAAAGCTGTAGCACAATTGTCAAAACTTCCTCCTACATCTCCCATGGCATTTATTACAAAGTTTTGGAATTTATAAAATAACATCTGTACATTATAGATAACAATATTAAACGAATTAACAAAGAACTCTGCAAATGCCATTACAATATTCCAAGCTCCTGCGAATACATCATAGATACAAGCTCCCAAGAAATAAAAAGCTCCAATTACTACTCCAGTTGCACTTATACTCGTTTTTGCGAAATGGTTGAATATAGCTACTCCTACAAATATTGCTACTATAACCAAAGCCACTGCTGACGCAACCATAATCATAGTCGCACATAATACAACATTGGCTCTGCTTACGCCTAATACAGCCAATTTATTAATTAATAAAAATTGTATTTCCTTAATCAACTCACCATTTAAAAGAGCTGTTACAAAACATTGTGTAAGAGTAAGTGCAGTATAAATAGTTTGAGCTATCAAAGCTGAATATATTGCAACTTTATAAGCAATAAAGGCTCCCACAACTCCCCATATTACTGGCTCTATGATATTCCAATTTTGAGCAAATATATTAGCAACATTTAGTGCTTGTGTTATTATCCACCCTAGCCCTTGAGCAATTAAACTGATTCCGACAATCATCATATTTACAAAACCTTGAAATGTTGGACTGCTCAGCAAATCAATAAACCCATTAAAGACACTATATCCAACAGCTCCCAAGACATACAACGAATCTGTTACATTAACTATGAAGGTTCGAAATCCTCCGCTTGAAACTGTATCCTCAATCTTTTTTTGTATCGCTCCAAATATCATTATTGCGTTATTCTTAATTGATGTAAAGATTTGACCTATTGTAAGTGGCATTTTTTCAAATTGAGCATTTGTTTCTGCTGATGCTGCAAGCAGAGAATTTTTTACAATATCTGCTGTCAACATTCCCTCGCTTGCCATTCCTCGAATCTTTCCTATGTCCACATCTAAATAATCCGCAATACTTTTGATGATATTAGGTGCTGACTCAAATACAGCATTTAATTCTTCCCCACGCAAAACTCCACTTCCTAATCCTTGAGTCAACTGTAAAAGTGCCGAGTTCATTTCCTCAGTACTTGCACCTGCTATTACAAATTTTTTGTTGAGTTGTTCAGCAAAACTTACTATTTCTCTAGTGCTAGAAAATGCACTTCCTGCATTCATACCTATCCTTGACACTATCTGTGCGGTATCCAAATAAGATGCACGAGACCTCTCAGCTGATTGGAAAATCATCTTATTTAAACCACTATCAGATAATTGACCATCATTTATCATCGCCAACCTCGCATTTGTACTGGTCATCTGGTCACTTAAATTTGCTAACCCTCCTATCGTCTTTAAGCCCATATAAGCTCCAGCAATCTTTTTAACACTTCCAAGTAAATTATTTGTAGAACTTGCTCCTTTATTGATATCATCATTAAACTTTCTTTGTTGTTCATCTGCTTTTCCTATGCTTTGTTCTATTCTAGTAAGAATGCTTTCTATATTATTCAAACTTTGTTGAGATGTCTGTATTCCACCTGTGTTGAGTGGATTATTCAATCTACCTTGTAGTCTTTCTAGACTATTAATTGTCGTATTAATAGATGCTGTCATATTCCTAAAAGCAGGTGTCATCCCATCGAAAATTCTAATGGATGTTTGTATTGTAGCCATTTTATCACTCTCCCTTCTTAAATTTAAGTACAAAAAAGAGTAACCAAATTGATTACTCCTTAAGTTATTTTTATTTTATCATTTCTTTTCCATCGAATACGAAAGATTTAACATCTTTACCATCACTTGTGAATATTATTTGAAACTCACTTCTCATTGTTGCACCAAGCGAATTTTGAGAATCCACATAAGATTGAACTACTATCTCCTCTTTATTTTTAGAGAACATCCACTTTGTTATATTCGGAAATTTCGCTGTACTTGGTGACTTTAGAATTGCACTAACACCATTTTGACATTGTAATTGTAATGCTGTTTTTTCATCCATTGTAAGAGTATAATCACTAACTTTAGAAACTACTCTTCCATTTTTATAAAAGTCATTGTCAGCCCATCTGACATTGTAAACTGAATTATCTTTATTCAAATACAATATTATATTTTTAGAACCACCAAATTCAATTCTATATCCTTTTTCTCCATCAAAATGTGCATTATCAAGACCACTGTCATTTGAAATTGAGTCAATTCCCTCTATTCCGCATTGCCTCATAATATCACTAATATTTTTAGCTTCCTCTTCATTAAATCCTGCTTCTTTAATTAAATTTATATCTTTTGAAATTTTTGTTTCTGGTTCTGTATTAAATTCTTCTGGATGTGTAAAAGTATAAAGAGTTAAAGATATAAGTAAAATAGCGAATAAAATGATAACTATACAACCTATAGGCATTTTTTGTTTTTCTTCTTTCTGTTCTAGAATATTACTTTTTCTATTTAGTATATTTTGTTTTTGAAAATTCTCACTGTCAAAATTCACATCTTTCTTAGTATTTTCCTTTATCTTTAGTACTGAAATTTGTTTTATTTTTTTTCCATAACATAATAATAGTATAATTACTACAATTGAAAAACAAATCAAGCTCGCTGGAATATTTTTTTGTTGAATCGCTAAAATTCCAACTATAGTAAACATAAATAAACATATATTAAAAAATAAAAATAAAATAGTTTTAGCTATTTTTTTAAAAAAATCCATAATATAATATCCCCCTAAATTATATTCTTTACCAATATTATACTATATGCGTAAAATTTTTACATTATAATCACATCCTTTCAATAAAAAAACACCTACCTGAGTAAGTGTTTTTCAGTATTTTTAATTTTAAGTCCATATAGTTAATCTAAAACACTTTTTTAAAGATAGAGCCAATCAAACGAAAAACTGAATTTACATTCCATATAGTTAATCTAAAACTAGGTAAAACTTATAAGTTTGATAAAGAGAAATTTAATTTACATTCCATATAGTTAATCTAAAACCCCAAAATAAACTTAGCATTTCCAATACCTACACATACGCATCTCTCTCAAATTTGCAGTGAACCATGAGTAGTGCAATTGATAAGATTTATCACATACCCTCAATGCCTCATATCTCAACTGTTAAACTTCAATTTATCGCAAATATCGAACACTGCAAAATCTCTACATTTTTATTATATCATAAATATATTATTTTTGAATATCTGTACCAATTTGTGGTATAATAAAAGCAAGAAGAACTACAATCTATTTGAAACTAGAGTGAAGTTCTAAAAATTAATGTTTATTTCTTTTAAACTTGATTGTAAGTTTAAAATCAAAGTCACTCTTAGTCGTGTTTGAGTGGCTTTTTACTTTTTTAAATAACTTACTAGTTAAGTAAACTATATAGCTAGCTAAAATACTTGCTAGTACACCTTGTAAAAAATTATCCATACATACTCACCTCCCTTCGAATCGTTGGGAGGATAATCTTTTGTATGAACTCCACTCTATAAATTGTAGATTACATCTTCTTGCTAAAAATATTATAACATATAATTCTTACATATTTTACCTACTATACATTTATTTTATATTTTTCTATCTTCTTCTACCTCTTTTTCTTTCTCTTTCAGCTTCTTTCATTGCTTCCTCTTCATCCTCTATCTTAACAAGTATTGAGGCGGCTGCTAATGCTCTCTCATTAACTTCTAAATTCATATATTCACTAGGTTTCCACTTTAATTTTTGGATACAATAATGCGTGATACTAGCATCAAAATCGCCGCCCCTAATTAGTTTTTTGCTTCTTCTACTTTATCCTCAAAAGATGTATCAAATCCATTGACTTCATTCACTTTTACTGTATAATTGACATACTCACCTGCTGTAAGCATTGTCTTTAATAACTGAGCTTCTCCCATTACTCCATAACTATTTTGGAGTTCGGCATCCTTTAAATCTGGAAATACTGTAGATGCTACACATAATTCAGCTACATAACTATTGTAGTCAATTTCACTTGTATATTGTCCAGTATGCTTACCATTGTTACCAATCACTTTTACTCTTTTAGTACACTTTCTTCTTAGTGCTTCGTCTTCCTCGGAAGATAGTACCCTCAATTCCCATTTTATTGGTTTTCCTTCTTCATCTAAAAATCTATCACTTGCCACATACATTACATTCTCATTTTTTATTGCATTTTGACTTAAAAAAGCACTTAAATTACTCATTTCTTAATTCTCCTTTTATTTTAATTTTTACATAAAAAAACACATCTATAATTTATAAATGTGTTTTATTCCATTCCCAATAATATTTTAAATTCTTCTGGCATTTCAAAATCATCAAATGTAAAATCTATATCTTCCTCTAAATATTCACTATCTGCATCAAATGTAGCCAATATGCCACCATCCATATTACATTCTTTTAATATAATTGTTTGTCTTCCAACACTTGATGTAGGGTCTTCATTAGTAATTTGCATATCAAAATATACATCTTCTCCAGTCTCCTTATATCTAAGCATAAGTTTTCTAAAGATAGAAGTATTATAATGAATGGTTGCACTTCCTGTTCCTTTCCAACCTGTAGTCTTATTTCCCTTTCCAGTTCTACCTAAGATTGGTATTTCACTTTTAGTTTTCTCAAACTTAGCTTCTACTTTTATACATTGCATAAGATGGTATCTCTTACCTTCTATTGTTACAAAACACTCTGCTAATGATGCACTTATTGCATCTTTTGAATTCATAGTAATATTACTCACTTTTTTACTCTCCTCTCTAACTAACTGAAACAGTCATATAAAGCTTACTCATAGCATTTATAACTTTAACCGCATCAGATACTATGACAGTTTTCTTATCGTTTCCAAGCTCTACACTAACATCATCAGTTTTAAAATCTTCTATTGCCCTTATATTCTCTAATTCTTTATGGTGTTTAATAACATCATTCCAGAAACTTATTCTTCCTGCCTTATCATTCGGAACTTTACCTAAATACTTTTCATTAAATAAAGTTGCAATATCATTAGCAATTTGGTCAAGTACTCTAACACTTTGGTTACTTGAAAAATCGTCATTTTTATCATCTGTAAATGATACAAAAGTATTTATGTCCTCTAACACATGAACTTCATCACCAACTTTATGAAATATGAATTTACCAGTTTTTAAAGCTTCCTCTAACTGTATTTGTGTGTAATTTACATCAACATCAAACTCACCATCATATCGCTTGTTAGTATTAGATTTATTTATTTCGCATCCTGCTATAGCTCCAGTAGCCCAATAAACTAAACTAGATTCAACTAAATCTTTATCTTTAATCTTATTTTCTATAGATACTATACCTTCATAATCTGCATCACTTTTCTTATATAGTACTGTTTGAAACTTAGCTCCTACCTTATCTCTCATTCTCTTTGTAAATTCTACAAATAAACTTTTAATTTCTGTTGTTGTAGCCAAACATCCTAAAGCATTAAAGCTATAGCTTTCTATTTTATCCAAGAAAGCTTGGTACTCTGCTCCTGTCACAGCTTCGCCATTAGTTCCACCAGTAAATACAAGTCCTGCACTTGCTTCTAGTGTTGCATCCTTCTTCCAAGTGATATAGTCATTGTCTTGTAAGTCTGTAATAACCTTTGCTATTTGAGTATCTACCTTCTTATTATCTAAAAGTGTTACAACATCAAACTTAGCATTATCATCTATATTTGTTGTAACTGTTACTTTTAAGTCATTTCCTCTGATACCACTATATTTTGCTGTGGCTATAGTACAACTGGCTTTAACGCCTTTATTTAATTTATAAAAATATCCCAACCTTATATTTTTGAATAAATCTCTCAAACCTTTCAGCTTCTCATGAGTATAATCATATCCAAAATACTTCACTGAATACTTCTCAAAATCATCACTGGTTACTTGAAATACGTCTTCATCTATGCCCCAATCTAACTCTAAAGGTATTGCAACAATACCTCTATCCGATAATGAACTGGTTGCCCTTGTAGCACTTACAAAATTTATATATGCACCAGGTAGGACCTTATTTTGTGTTACAAATGTTCCTCCACCTAAAGCCATCTAACTCACTCCTTTCATAAATTTATTTATTCTATCCTCTACCTCTGAGAAGGAATATAAATCATTTTCTTTTAAAATTGCATTTAATAAATCTTTTCTATTTACATACTTCTTAGAGTTAACTATCTGCTCCTTAGTAAACTTGTAGTTATCTTCTTTGCTTAATGTTTTACTCAAAATTATCACCTCTCTTCAAACCACCGAATAACTCTACTGTATCCATCTTATCTGTGTCATTACTTTTTATAGTAAAGTAGTTATAATCAACAAAGAAATGAAGAACATTATCTATAATTTCAAAGTTCATATTTGTACCTCTGACTAAGTCTCCATCAATTTCTATATACTCTAATTCCTCCAGTAACATCTCAGCTATCTCATTTATTTCAAATGATTTATCATTACTTTTAGGAAAATAATGTACATCAAAAGAGTTCTTTTTTAATGTCCTGCCACTTAGATAGGATACTTTGCTTGGATTTAAAGGAACAATAAAAAAACAAGGTTCATTTATACCTTGCTCCACATCTTCACTATAAATTGTATAACTCTCTCCAAATGTTTTATCTAATTTAATAGATATTCCATCAATTATATTATTAAGCATCAAATACTCCTTTAAGCAATATTAATAGTTTTTTCTCTATAATCTTATCAACTTGGCTTTGTAGTTCCATCTCTGAAATTGTTAAGAAATGTTGTCCTTTAACCCAACCTTTTCCATCTTTAGTTCTATGGCCATATTCAACATATGCATTTTGTTATCCTAAAGGCTTTTTATCCTCTAGCTCTTATAGTTTCCTATAAGTTCGGCGTACATCATCAACAAAATAAACTTTATTTAGTTGCCCAGCACTCTTGGAGAGATTATATTTATTCACTCTCTACGCTCTACGGAAACCTATAGCCTATTCGCAATCTATAGGTTTTCCTCGGTATTGGCATATATAATTAATTAAATATTTTTCCATGTTCTTCTATGGACTATATTTGATATAGATGAATATGTTACAGGATATATTTCACTTAGTTGTTTTATTGTATATCCATCAGAATACTTTTTTCTAATTTCTTTTACATCCTCAATAGATAACTTAGCTCTGCTTTCTTCAATAATCTTAACTTTTTCTATAAGATTATTTCCTACTAATCCCTTAGAATATCTACTTCTTAAGCAAGAATATGAAATACCTGTTTTTTCAGAAAGCTCTATCAATGTAATTTCTTTTTCTTCATGCTTTACTAATATATTTGTTGACCTATTTCTACATTGTGTCTTTATATCCACCCATCTACAATTGCTTGATTCATAATTTCCTTCATTATTTATTCTATCAATTGTAAGTTTCTCTGAATATCCATTACTCAATGCCCAATTTGCAAAATTATCATAGCAAAACCATTCATCACACACAATTATATTCCTTTCACCATATCTATTGTATCTTTTATTATTTTTATCTGTACATCTAGATATTATACCCTTCCATATACTGTAAAGTCTTTTATTTTGAACCTTATATTTCTTTTTAAATTGGTATTTGTCTGTTAAATTTAATTTATCTTGTTCTTTTTTTAAACATCCACAAGATTGTACTAAGCCACTAGTTAAAGAGTCAGTTCTTATTTCTTTGAAATTTCCACAATCACACTTACATAACCAATATTTTCTATTTCTTTTACCACTTTTTATCTCTTTAGAAAATTTAATGACTCTTAGCCTTCCAAATTTTTTTCCTGTAATATCTAAAAATTTTGCCATAAAATCACCTCTTTTATACATTGTAAATCAAGAGTTATTCTATGTCCATATTCTACCTACTTTATAATGTAACACTATTACACTTAGCGTTTACCGATTTTGCTGGGTTTTATATGCCCCATTGTGTTAAGGCATATTCAGTCGGATTAACAACCTCTATAATATAATTATTTCCTTGTTTATACACAGGAAGCGACCTAGCATAAGCCACTCCATTCCATCCTTGTCGTAAGAATCCTGTATCAACTGGTGTTCTTCTAATTACTTTCCCAAGTAATCGTGCTGCTAATTCTCTTGCTGCATCCTTGCAAAACTTATCTAAATCAATCTTTGTAAGCTCCTCCATCTTTTTACAAACTCTTTTAAACTCTCTAAAATCAACACTGCCCCATCTAGCCATTATGCTTTATCCTTAAATAACTCAAGTATTATTTCTTGATGATTTGGATATATAGCTGATTCTCCACTTCTTACATACTCTTTATCATTTATAATAAGTTTTGAACCTGCTTTAATTTCTATATCTGGAGATATAAAGAGTTTAATAGTTTGCTCTAGCTTAGCTACTTTCCCTTCTGTAGCAGAAACTATATTTTTATATGAAAGTTTACATGGTTGATTTTCTAATACAATCACTTCTTTATTGTTAGTTCGTTTTGTTACAGGGTCTTTAATTGGCTGATACTCAACTATAGTACATTTATCTCTATATAACATTTCTATTGCTTTTCTAGTTTTACTTACCATCTTAAGCACCTAAAGGTTAATATATTATTCTTACCATAAGTAGTAAGATAAGCTATTAAGCTATCAAAGCGTTGTTCTGGTGTTTGAGAACCACTTCCTATAGCAAAATCTACCTTTGTATCACCTTCTGATATAGACTTTTCTACAGCTTCAAAGTTAATGCTTTCTATATCTAATTGACCCATATTTTTCTTGGTAAATAAGAACTCTCCAACTATCATATCAACTTCAATTTCTTTCAATTCAATTGGCATAGTTTTTATATTACAATCTAGTTTAATAATATTTTCTATTTTTTCTCTTACAAAACCTATTAACCACTTATCTCCATCTTTTAATATATATCCAAGACTTTCAAGTCTTTTTTCTATTTCACCAATCAGATTATTTTCCATAATTTTCACCTACTTTTTAGTAAGCTTATTTTTCTCTTTAAGCTGCTTATTTTCTTCTTCTAAAGACTCAACTTTTGACCTTAAAATATTATTTTCAGCTATTAAATCTTTTACATTTAATGACTTGCCATACTTTACTGCCTTACCAGTTTCATCTATCAAATCATATCCCATCTCTAAGAAATCATCTATTTTACATTCTTCTATAGTTAATATTCTATTTAATTTCCTTACTTGTGCCATTATGCTCCAGCTCCTTCAACAACAAATTGTATTGCATCAGCTTTTTTATTTAATATAAATACATCCTCAAAACTTTCTTCAAAGTAGAAGTATTTTCCCTCTGTAACTGCTGTTGGTTCGTCTAACTTAGAGAACTGATAAGAAACAGGTGTAATTATTGCACTTGGGTGAACTAAGGACATAAAGATTTGTTTAGCTCCTGCTCCTACTTTCCATCCAGTTGTAAAATCATATGCAGTTTTCATTAGATTAGATGGTACTTTAATTATTTTAACTGTGTCAATATCAGTTGTTTGACGATTAAGAGAAGTTCCTGCATCCTTTATATTTACTGTTCTTTGTATCTCTTTTGCATTTTTGATAAGTGTATTTACTACTGGAGTAACATACAATATTCTTCCATTTTCAGGTACTCTAGCTTCTGTCATTTTTTCCATTAACTTATCAAATACTTCTAATACGTTTGTTGTTGTAAGAACAGTTGTATCTGCTGTATTACCTAATGCGGTCCAATCAGCATATATTTTAGATATACAGTAAGCATCCATCTCTGGAAACTTTTGTTCCTCATTATATACTTTTGTTATATTGCCTATTGAAGCCACATAATTAGTTTGGTTTATATCTGCTGGATGAACCAATGTTGACCATTTCCTTTGATTAGTTAATACCTTAGGTTCCCAAGCATTATCATAGTTTCTTTGAGCTACTGCTATTGTATCTCTGTTTGAATCTACTCTTCCAGTTGTAGATATAGTTGGTATTTCTATTGTTTTAGAACCAGTCCATCTATATCTTCCATTATTTGGTGTTGCATACAAATCCCCGAAGTTTAAAGTATAAGGATATGCTTGTGCTAAAACATTTGAATATTCTTTTGCATAATTTAGTGCTGCCATTTTATTTCCTCCTATTTATTATTATTTTCATGAGGTCTTACCCCAGTAAAATTAAAACCAAAATCATTTATCTTAGGCTCTTGCCCTGGTGTTATAGTATCTATTTTAGGCTCTTCACCTTCTAGTGTTGCATTAAACAAATAATCTTTATCCTGTTTCAAAGGGTTTATTTGCTCTTCAAAAGCTTTTTGTCTATCTTTACTATTTCTTAGTGCTTCTATATCTAAATGAGCTTTTAACGCTATTTCATCCCTACATTTAATAGACTTAAAAGCATCATTTAACCAGTAATTAAAGTCCTTTTCTTCAATTTCTTTTTTGTAGGTTTCTTCCAAAGTTTTCTTATCAGTTTCATAAGTTGTTTTTAGATTCTCTACATCTTCTTTTGTCATACCTCCTTCAAACTTTTTAATAGCTTCATTAGCTGTATTAAGTTGTGTTTCAAGATTTGTATAATCTTCTTGAGTAATTGTAGTCTCTTTTATTTTCTTTTCTATAGATTTTTGAAGAGAAACTACATCAATTTTGTTATTTTCTATTTTTATTCCTTCTAGCAATTCTTCTAACCAATCCATCTTTTAAATATCTCCTTTCATTTTTTACACAATAAAAAAAGTCTTTAAAGACTTTTGTCTAGTGATTTATTTAATTCTTCTCCTACTCTCTTTAGAATTTCATCAGAAACTTTATCTATATTAGCTTCATTTTTTTCTTTTAATTTATTGCAAAGAATACCTACATTGACATTAGCAATACAATTAATAAAGATTTGTACTACACAAACTACAGCTATAACTTGAGTTAATATTTACATTAAAATTACCTACTTTTTTAAACTTTTACATAATAAAAGCACCTACTAATTTATTGTTCAGTAAGTGCTTCTAACATTGATAACTCATTTCTTTTTTCAAATCGTTATTTTTAGCAGCTTTTATAAGTTTAGAAATAGCTTTTAACGTTGCTGATTTACTTATATGTTCATCTTTTGACTCTTTTATTATTTCATAATTATAAAAATCATCTAAATATATTTTTATTCTTCCATCAAGCTTATTTTCTTCATATCCATAACTATATATAACATATTCATTATTCTTTTCTAATAAGTTCATTAAGACAATCATCTTCTTCAAACTCTCCTTTCTGTTTAATTAATTCTTTATACCAATCATGCTTTTTCTCAGTCATTCTATGGGCTTCTAAGTTACTTATATTATACTTTTTCTCAAATATACTTTCAAGGTATTCATGTTTTAATAAGAGAATATCAATATCTTCGTATGTACCATTTATAAGTCTTTGCCAAGCAACTGACATACTATAGTCAGAATCCAACATACGTCTAGTTCCATCTCTCATTATATGAGTATTGTAGAAAATATGATTTTTAATTTGACCTATACTTTTTTCTGACCAATTTGTATTCTTTGATATTTTGGAAATATCATCTTTTCTATTTCTAATATTATCGTAATATAGTTCTGCTTCTTCTTCTCTTCTTATATTCCACTCGATATCACCTTTAGTATATTTTGCACCAGTTTGTTTACTATTATTTTTAACATACTTCTCATACCACTCATTATACTTCATACTAGATGGTACATAATATGTTTTTCCATCTTCTCCTCTTGCTGCTCTATAGCCTTCTTCATCCTCGAACCAAGGAGCTGTTGTTGTCCTACAACGACAATGAAATGGTGGAGCTGTTATTCCAACTTGATAATCTTTCATATCAAATATTTTTCCATCTAACTCTCTGCATATATTTGAAGTTCTTAAATCTAATGTAGCAATAATCTCATATTTCTCTACATCTAAATCATTAAAACAATCTTTTCTTGAAGCTGATGCAAAGAAAGCTGATTCAGTCATTATTAAGTTCTTAGCTTGTGACTTAGATACCTTAAATCTCTTAGCAAAGTCATTTACTAGCTTCTTTGGATTTTCACCTCTAATAATTGATTGAGTTAGCTTAGTATGTAATTCATTTACTAAAGCAGGTCTATGCTTACCCCAAATCCTTTCACTGAAGTTTAATCCATCACTAGTCCAAGGCTTAGAAATAACTTTATTTATTCTGTTAGTATCAAGACTCATTAAACTCCAACCAACGTTTACTCCTTGTTGAACATTAAAAGCTGTATGATAGTATCCACTTGTATAAATATCTCTCATTAGTTTATCAATACCATCAAGTTCATTTCCATATAAAACTTCTACTTGTTGCTGTATTTGCAGTTTTAAAGCTTCAAGCCTTGTTATATGAACTCTTGCACTAGCATTTTCTAACTCTTTCATCCACTTTTGATTTATAGCATTTTCTTTACCATATTTAATATATTCTTCTACACTCCATTTAAACTCTTCTAGTTCTCTTGTATTTAGCAGTTTCTTAGCTTCCAATAAAGATATTCCCTCATTTTCAGTGAATCTGTTATACCATATAAGTATATCTCTTTCTATATTAGACATTGCTAGTTTATATTGTTTTTCTAATTCAAGATAATATTTTATACTTTTATTATTCTGAGCTTCTTCTAATTGTTCAAATCTCTTCCTCCAATAATCTTTATGTTTCATCTATAACACCATCTTGATTATTAGGAATTAAATCATCATACTCTTTTTGAGTATCTTCCTGTTTTTTAAGTCTTTCAAGTTCGTCATTAACATCCTCGACCCAAGGATGGTTAGAAACAATAGTTTCATCTGATACAATTCCAGTTGATTTAGCTGCCATATCTATCTTTTCAGCTTCATTTATTATCATAGAGTGATTAAAAGTAATTTGAACTGTTTTATAATCATAGCTCTTACTACCACTTATCTTTAAATACTCACACACAAACCATAAAAGCTCTCTAATTGCTTTTTTAAACTTCTTTTCAGTCTTAGAACATTTTAAGTCAAGTAGTGAATATAAAAATTTAAGTGCTACACCCGATTTGTCACCTGTGTTTTGAGATTCTGGATTAACTCCTTGACCAAAGATAATTATATTCTTTTCCAATCTATCAAGAAGCTCCTTTTTAGCTTCAACTGGTATATTTATCTCTAGTTTATCAACTCCACCTCCACCATCTACTTTAATTGATTTATAGTATCTTATATTATCTATAAACTCTTGTAGACTTGTTCCTGGATATTCTTTTAATACATAAATAACCTCTTGTATTTCATCTAAGTTATCTGCTAGTGTAGAAATATTATTGTCATATATATCTATTAATGATTTATAGAAAGTTAAATCTGAGACACACTTTTCATTATTTTTAAAAGGTATAAATGGAACTTTACCCCAACCCTGTTCTTTGTTATTTATTCTAAAATGACCTTCTTGTACATCAGTCATTTTTCCATATTCATCATATAAAAATTCTTGAACAAAACTATTACCTCTTTCAACAAAGTAAGTTACATCATTTTCTGTGTAGTACTCAACTCTTTTTATTTTATTTCCATCTATATCTTCAATATAATAAAACCTAATAAATGCAACTAATTCCCTCTGTCTTTTACTATCCCAAATAGGAATTGCTTCTTCAGCTGGAATTATTACATATTTAAACTCACCTTTTCTATTAATATATGGATGTAACCATTCAACCCCTTTATTACTAGCATTGAGATATAGTTCTGTTATTGTATCGTCAAACTCTTCTCCTAGTAAGTCATTTAAAAGCTTAGTGAGATTATCATCATCTGCATTAAATACGATTGGATTTCCAACACTATAGCCCACTTTTTGGTCAACTAAAAGCTTATGGTAGTTGTTAATTGCTTTATTATTAACCTTAGTAAAATCATCAACCTTAGCTCCATCTAAGAGATAATATCTTCTCTTATTGTTTACATCAGTATTACCATAATAGTATTCTTCTCCTTGTTTATATTTCTCTGGTCTATGTTTTAAAATATAATGCTCTATGACTTTTACTAGGTTAAAGGTGCTCTCTTTTTTTAACTGAACTTTTATTAAATCTGTTTCACTTATATAAATATTTAACACCTCCTTTACTTTAAGAAGCTTATTCCATTATTTTTAAGCTTATTATCTATAGAATATCTAAGCGCAGCCATTGCATCATCCATAAACTCAACTGGTTCATCAAGATATAATCCAGTTCTTTCATCTTGTTTCCATTTCCATTGTTGTATTTCTTTTATGGTATTAGTGCAGCTAGGATGTACATGTATTCTTAATTGTTTCAAATAATCTATTTGAGCTTTAACACTTCCTGGTCCTTTTTTAACTCCTTTAGCTTTATATCCTGCACTCTTCCACATCTTAATTCTATCTGGTTCAGCACTATCACAGTACATAAATAGAGTCTTTTCTAAACCTCTACTATTTGCAATCTTTATGATTTCTGAAGTATCCATTTCATGTACATATATTTCATTACATATATATAATTCTCCATCCTTAAAGCCAATTCTAAGTACTACATTTGCATGGTTAAATCCAAAGTCTTGTGATAACCTCATATTGTCAAAATACTCAAATTCTGTAGGAAATTCATGTATAACATAATTTTTAAGTATTGCTCCACCAGTTTCTCCCCATTCTCCAAGACCATAGACTTTGTACCCTTCTGGGTCTTGCTCTTTTCTCATTTGCATTCTTCTGTAGTAAGCCTCATCTATGAATCTATTTTGTAGATAAGTACTATGATGAGTAAATATATCATCATTTTTATAGTCAAAATACTTTCTTTTTATCCAATGAGTAGCTGAGACTGGATTAAATGTAAATGTCATTTGATAGTATAGGTTAGGATTAGTTAAAATACCTCTTAAACGGTCATCTAGTATGTCTATGTCACTTTCCATAAGTTCTGTAGCTTCTTCACACCAAACCCATGTTAATTTTCCTTTCGAGAAGTTAATTGATTTTAATTTTTCTCTTTGTTTTGCATCATTAACTCCTCTGAAAATTATAGAGTTACCAGTAACTTTACTCTTAATTTCTAAAGGATTTAAAGTAGTTTTCCAATACTTATCAGCTTGTTTACCATAAATACGATTTATAGCTCCTGTAAGCTCTGCATACGTTGAATACTTATGTGTAGCTTCTGACTTTCTAACTACTAATAGATTAGCTCCTTGATACTTCTTATCTCCTAACTTTAGTATATAGTCTTGTGCTACATTAACAGATTTTCCACTCCCTGCTGAACCTTTCATTGCTCTGTATCTTTTTTTAGTAAAATTAGCTTCCTTGAAATCTGGATTAAAATTTACTCTAACTATCATTTCTATCACCATAATCTACACTTATTTTCAACTCATCATCTCCAATATCATCTTTACTTAGGTTATCAACTTCACATTTCAACTTCTCAACTCTTGTTTTCTGCTCCTCTGTAGCCAAATTCCAATCCTTATGAATCATTTCATCATACTGTTTAATTAAACTTCTAAGTTCACTCATAGCTCTACTCTGTGCATTAAGAAAAGATGCTTGCCTATCCCATGCAAATTGAAATTCATACTCTATCTTCTCACCATTTTCTGTGCTTTCATATTTCTTTAATTCTTTAACCATTTCTTCCTTGCCTTTAACATACATTATCTTCTGTGCTCTTATTATTGTTGCGTATTGAATTGTTATCTGTTCCCAAAGAATATCAAATTTATCTTTTATAGATATTTCTTGTATCAATTCCCTAGTTTCTTCGGGTAGATATTTTGAGAAGAAACCAAACTTTTCAGCGTTCTTATTCTCTTTTGGAGCACCATGACCAACTGAATTTTTATTAGAAAAGGGTGCACCTCTTTTATTTATAGGTGCACCCTTCTTTTTTTCACTAGCCCAGTTGTATCTTTTTATCCATGACTTTAAAGTGTTTAAGCTAATGTCATACTTTGATGATATTTCCTTTTGTTTCATTCCTTTTAAGTAATCTTGTTTTACCTTTTCTTTGACATCTTGCACATCACCACCTCTTTATTTGTTTGTTTTGGGAATAAAAAAAACAATCCTATTTAATAGGATTGTTTCAAATCTAGTCTCCTCTATCCTTCCAGGATAAATGAAACATACTTATTATTAATGTAGTTAGAGATAAAATTATATGAACTGTAAAAAATATTAAAACATAGAAAATTATATTAGAATAATATCGAGTAAGCATTATTGTATTGATAAAACATATTACAACAACCAAAATCTCCATTATTACAGTATAATATGCTTTTAACTGTATGAATTGAAAGTATGATATATTAAATCCATTTACCTTTCTTTCTGTTTTTATATCTTTTGCTTCTGATATTGATTTGTTATATGTAGTAAACAATAATGTAATAATGCAAACTCCAAAAGCTACTAATAGTCCTGACAAAGTTAGTACATCTTTGTTTAAAGAAATTACAACTTCTTTATTAATTGACGAATTAAAAAACATGTATGAAATAATACATATTAATACTGGTGTTAAAACTAACTCTACTACTTCTTTAGAATTTATAGCCTTGTAATAATTGAGTAAGATATTTAATACCTTTTTATACATTTTAACACCTCCTTCGCAATCTATGCTTCACTCATAGCAACTTCTTGATACATTAAATTAAAAAAAACTGAATTATTCTCAATTAAATCATCTATCAAATTATTCATCTTATCAAAAATATCTTCACTATCTATATGATTATCTATATCAAGAGAAACCTCTATTTCTCTACACAACTTTATACCCTCAGTATCCAACTTTAATTTTCTCTTGTTTTTCTCTCCCTCAATTATTATCCTATTTATTTTTTTATTTCTAAATTCCTCTCCTTTAATATATTTTTCGCAACATCTTTTAACTTCACTAGGTAAATATCTAGTTCTAAATGTGGGCTTATATATCAAATCGTTATGTCGTCTTGAATTATTTAAATTAGAAAACAAATTATCTTCATCAGTTCCAAACTTCTCTCTATCAACATTTAAAGTTATTTTTGAAACACCATCTAAATCTAATATTTGTTCTATAAAATCTTTACTTGCTATTTGTGTAATATTAATTGATGTTTTTGACATATTATTATCAAATTTATTATTTTCAATCATATCCTCATAATATAGATGTAAGTTTTTACTTAGTTCAATCATGGGAACCCCCACAAAAACTCTTTCAAATAATACTACTGCTATATTATTTTCCTTCATAAATTTAATAAATAGGTGCTGCTTATTGCTATCTCCTTGATCCATTTTTTTATTACCCTCTACTTCTTTAGTATGAGCATTTATAATATTTGTATTCTGATTGTATTTAGTATATTCAAGTTTCACCTTGATTATTAAATCATCCTCGCTACATTTTACTTCTGTAATCCAAAACTTTTTATCTTTAGTAATATTAATTCCATTTTTGTTTTCTTTACAATATTCTTTATCCTTAAAGAAGGTCTTTATTACCTCTTTTAAAATTTCTTCATCTGAATAGACACTCCCATTAATTTTATTTATAATATCTATTCTATAAACATCAATATATCTTTTTTTAAAATTACTCATTATACCATTATTCCTTTCACAAATATTTATAATGATATAATTCTATATAATCAGTCAATATCCTTCAATAATCATTCGACAACCACAAAATAAGTCTAAATAATACTTTTACCTTATTCCTGTCTATAATGTACAAATATATTTCATTTTTAATTCATTACATAAAAAAAAGACCCTCTATTAATACAGTCATTTAAATCATTTCTATTAATTCTTTAATCTTTTATATACCTCTTTATAATTCATACTTTTATCTATCAACCTAGGTGATTTCATAGATATAACTCTTTCAAGTGCTTGTATTAATAAACAAACTCTTGTATTTCATCTGTAAAATCTTTTCTGACCTTTTTACCTTCTGTTCTTATATCCAGCCATTCTTGATCTTTTTCTGTGGCAATATAGTAACCATGTATTCTAATTTGTTTAAGTGCTTTTGTAACCCACTTCGTAAATAGTTTTGCTTCTGCTTTATTACTTCTAAATGACATATTGTACACAGCTTCTTCTGTAACAAAAGTAGTACCAAAGTTAGGCAATTTATCTTTAAAGTTTCTAGTGTAGGAATCTCCGACAGTAGACTCATTAATTTCTTTTTATATTCTCTATCTATATTTCTTAATGTATCACGAATATTTACTATGCCTAGTTCCTCTCCTACGTCATTTGCATTAAATCAAACTTCTTCTCCATTTTTTGACCATATCATCCTTACATTTTTCTCTTGTAAAATTTTCAACATACTACTACCTCCTAAATTAGTTATTAATAAAGAATATTCAATTTGAACACCCTTATTTTCGACCCTTCAATATGAGGGATTAAAATTGTATAAAAAAGACCTAGAAATCACTCTAAGTCATGAATTACTCATTTATCATTCTCCTTATTTACAAAATAAAAAAGACTAAGTTGGGGTAACTTAGCCTTTTTCAAGGGGGAATATATTATACACTTGTTTCATACTACCATTATAACAGGGTTAAAATATCATTAAAATATCATCTTTTTATCATATATTTATCAAACAGTTAATTTCAAGCCATCTATACCGAATAAATACACTCCCAGTTCCTTTATCATTTCATTAATCCAACGTCTTGATGTAACTACTCCACAATTTAATATCTCTGCTATTTCTTCATATGTTTTTTCATCACAATAGTAAAGCTCTAAAGCTCTATACTTTTCATAAGAATGTAAACGCTCTTGTCTTAATTTCAAAGTTTTCATTGCTGAATCTATATGTGCTATCATAATAATAGTTCTTGCTTTACTTTTCTTTATACTTAAAATATACAACTCTTCATTATCAAGCTTACCTAAATCATCCTCTAAGTAATCTACATCTTTAGCTTCACTTACCGCTGAGTCTATATGTCTCTTAAAATCATTATAATGCTTCATCAATAATCTAGTATTATATAAAACGCCTTTTTTCCTATCTTCTCTTTCTTCTTTTCTTAACTCTCTTACAATTTCTTTTATACTTTCTTTATCCACTTAAATCACTCCTTCTTGCTCTCTTCGAACAACTTCTACTGCAATACTTAACTTTAGATTTATCCAACTTATAAAATCTTCTACCACACCAAGCACATCTTACTATTTTACCTGGGCTTATAAGTTCCATCTTTTCTTTTTACTTTCATACCTTCACTCCCTATATTCTTTTAATTTTGCTTTGACTGCTTCAAGTAATGCACTTTGTCCTTTATCTTTATTCTCTAGAGCCTCCATTACTTGTTCATCTATTGTACCTTTACAGATTAGATGATGGATAATAACAGTTTCCCTTTGCCCCTGTCTATAAAGCCTTGCATTGGCTTGTTGATACAGTTCTAAGCTCCAAGTTAATCCAAACCAAACAATTATACTTCCACCTGATTGTAAATTAAGTCCATGTCCTGTACTTGCTGGATGACAAAGTAATAATTGTATTCTTCCATTATTCCAATCATATATATCTTTTGAGTTTTCTATTGTTCTTGGTTTCAAACTCTTAAACTCTTTCATTAAACGATTATAATCATGTTTATAGTTATAAAAAACTATAATAGGCTTACCATTTGAAACATCTATAATTTCTTTTAAAGCTTCTAATTTTTCTCTATGGAGTTCCTTTACATTTTTATCATTATCATAAATTGCTCCATTAGCTAATTGTAAAAGTTTATTTGCTGCTACAGCTGCTGATGAAGCTGTTATTATATCTTTTTCTAATTCTAATATCTTCTCTTTTTCTAATTCTTTGTAATATTTAAGTATTTTACTATCAAGGTGTATTTCAATTTTATTATCTATTTTTCTAGGCATATTCAAATAATCTTCTGCTTTTAAGCTTACACAAATATCTTTTATTTTATTATGTATTGCATTTTCTGCTCCATCTTTAGGCTGCCAATTATATATAGCTCCTGTTTGATAATTTTTTTGTCCTGGCTCAAAGTATCGTTCTTTATATCCTGTAATAGTTTTACCTAGTCTTTCACCTCTATCAAGTAAGTACATCTGTGCCCATAAGTCTATTAAACTATTTGGTGTTGGTGTACCAGTAAGCCCAACTACTCTTTTAGTTAAAGGCAATACTTTCTTTAAACTTTTAAATCGTTGTGCTTTATTTGATTTAAAAGAACTAAGTTCATCTATCACAACCATATCAAATGGCCATTTTCTTTTATAAAAATCCACTATCCAGGGTACCATTTCTCTATTTATTATATAAATATCTGAGTCTGTACTTAAAGCTCTCACTCTATCTAATTTACTACCAAGAACTTTAGATACTTTTAGATGCTTTAGATGCTCCCATTTTTTTACTTCACTACTCCAGGTATCTCTTGCAACTCTTAAAGGTGCTATAACTAAAACTTTTGATATATCAAAGTAATCATACATTAATTCACTTATAGCTGTTAGAGCACAGACTGTTTTACCTAATCCCATATCTAATAGTAAACCTATATTATTATTATCTATAGTTTTTCTAATTGTGTATTCTTGGTATGGATGTGGTTTAAATTCCATCCCTTAACCTCCTTGATAAAATCATCTATCTCTTTTAATGTGCTTACACACTTAACTTTAAATCCTAATTCTCTTAATTCTCGCATTTTATATTGTTGAAGCTTCCTTGGTTTTTTACCTGGTGCTTTAAGTTCTACAAATATAACATGTCCTTCTGGTAATAAGACAATCCTATCTGGCACACCTGCCTCCTCTGGTGAAATAAATTTCATAGCCTTTCCACCTAACAACTCAATCTCTTTTTTAAGTCTTTTTTCTATTTTTGATTCTAACAAAATATCACTTCCTTAAATTTAGGTGTCTACAATGTCTACAGATTTTCTATATATATGTATATATGCATATTAGGCATACATATATATATACATATATGCCTAATATTACTTTTATTACTTTATATATAATTTTTGTAGACATTGTAGACGTTAGTATTCCATACATTGCAATATCTATATTTTAGGTGTCTACAGAAGTGTCTACAAAGCCATTTTTTCTGTAGACATTGTAGACACCTACCTATTTTACATAAATTTAGTAAAACTTACTTTGTAGACACTATTTTGTTCTAATATATGCTCTTTGTTTACCATACACTTTCCCAAATCTTAGATGACTACTGTGTGGCTCCCATCCATCTAAACCTTTTAATATGTCATTAATTTCTCTTGATAAGATAGGTGTGAGTTGTTTAGGTTCTCCATTAAATAGCTCAACCCATATCTCCATAACACACGTTTTTTCTCTTAATATTGTCCCTTCTTTTAAATCACCAAAATCTGAACCATGAATATATTCTCTCTTTTCTGAAATACTTAAATCATACCAATTCTTAGTAATAGGTTTATTTAGATACTCTTCGATAATTCCAGATTTAGCATTTTCTTCTGAGTGAGTTCTTTGTTGTCTTTCAGCTTCTTTTTTCTCCTCATCTGATAGATATAGCTGTTCATTGGCTTTATATAATTCTACTGCTTCTGCCCAAATTTGATTTCTTTCATTATCAAGTTGGCCATTAAATATACTCTTGTTAATCTTCTTTACTCCTGTATCTATTGGCCAAAACCTTCTATTCCCAGTCTTATCTCTTAAAAATTCTTTATCATTAGTTGTTCCTATAACTACACATTGACGTAAAAATCTTGAGGTTCTCTTCCCATATGCGACCCTATATATATCCTCTGATTTGCTTAGAAAATGCTTAACTGCCTCAATATCTGCTTTTTTAGTAGCCATCATTTCACCCATTTCCAGCAACCATACTCCTTGTAATTGTTCATACGCTTCTTTACCTTGTACAGTAGTTAAACTATCAGAATACCAGTCTCCACCAAGTTTTTTAATAAAAGTACTTTTTCCCATTCCTTGAGGACCAGATAAAACCATCATATTATCAAACTTTATTCCTGGATTAAATACTCTTGCTACTGCTGCTACTAAAACTTTTCTTATTATAGTCCTTGTATAGTGGTTATCTTCTGCACCTAAATAGTCAATTAAAAGTGTATCCACTCTCTTAATGCCATCCCACTTTAAAGAATTTAAATAATCTTTTATAGGATGAAAAGTATTATTTTCAAAAGCAATTATTAGAGCATCATTTACTTTTGATGGTGATGAGATATTGTAAATTGTTTCTATATGATGTCTAAGCCCAGAATCATCACTATCATTCCAATCATTTAATTTATCATCTTTTCTCCAAGGTAACTTACCTAAAACGACAGCTCTATTTGAAAATTCATTATAAGCTATTTTTCCTTTCAAATATGGGTCATTTTCTATAAACATTAAGATATTGTTTGTTGTTTTCTTATAACTTCCCTTATTGTCATAATCTAACCTAGTTAACCATTCATCATCTTCAAAATCTATATCACCAAAATCATCCTTAGCTTTATCAAGGTTTTCTCTTCCTATAGTCTTTCGTACTTTAGTGTCACTGCTTGCAAATTCGCTCATTCGAGTAAATGAAGGTAATCTATTTACAGGCGTTTCGGGTTTAGCATCTTCATCAAGTTCACCAAATTTATGTATCCTAACTAAATCAAAAGCATTGCATAAAATTCCGCTTGCTGGGTCTGTACCATGATGACTATATGAAAACTTGTCATCATAAATAACTACTCCACCACTTGTACTACCTTCTGAATATGTATACCTGGTTTCATCAATACCAGGAATATATACTTCATTTAAGAAAGTTTCTATAGTTTCTTTTATACTATAAGACCTGCAAAATGCACCTATAATTCCAGCCTTTTCAATAGGGTCTTGTTGTTTTTTTAATTGTGTATTAAACTTTTGCCTCTCCCTCGAACTTTCTGGCCAATAGCTTACATCTGTCCAGTCTAAATATAAATCTAGTATTTCATTTGGGTTTAAAAACTCTCCATCTTGAAATTTAAATATATAGTCTCCATCAATTGAAGTACTTGGAAAATACATAAGTCTATGAGGTTGATATGTAGTATCATCAAACATATCTATTCCTATAGTATCTGCTATCATCCTGGAAATTGCTTGATATTCTTCTGGTAGTACTGGTCTAGTTAAAGGTATTACAAGTCTATATCTGGGATTATTCTCAGTATGTGAGTGCGTAGAATACATAAGACAAGCATAATCATTTAATAATGTTATATCCTCCCATATATCTTTATTCGCATAATCTATATCTAAAGTTATAATACTTCTATTTGCAATATTCTCTGCTTTTCGTCTTCCATTTTTTAAGCTTCCACCTACAAATCCACCAACATCTTTAACTCTATCTTTTTCAGTCTTTGACATCTTCCTGTATTCTGTATATGTTTCTTGAGTTCTTAATGTTTTACTTAATCTATTTACAAGTTCGGACCATAAAATACTTTTATTTTTCCAATGTGTTTCTAATTTATTTTTTCCTATGGCCAGCATGAGTTGGCCATCATGTCTTACATTTATGTGTTCAATTTCACTGGCCTTTATATCCATAAATCAATCACCTAGTCTTTCTTATAATAATCACATTCATATCCATCTGCTTTAAGAGGAAGACCTTTAGCCCAAGATATTTCTTTTCCCATAATACTGTTAACTTCTTCTAAAGAACCTCCTTTTTTATCTACATCAATTACAAGCTCATCATGTACATGCATTACAATGCTATAACCTGCATCTGTCACATTAAACATAGCCTCTCTTAAGCAATCTCTAGCTGTAGCTTGAACAATATTCTCAACTAACTTAGGTCCATAAGTATCTATTCTTTTCCATTGTTTACTTGTCTGTTCCATACCTTCATATGTTATCTTATCCCCACTAAATGTAGTATGAGGCTCTATCTTAGGTCTTAGATATGATAATCTTCTACCACTTGGTAGTTCTATAAATAAAACTCCTGGATTATAAATAAATTTAATCCCATGTTGGAGTTTTACTATAGTCCTATCTTTTATGGCTTTTTTAGCTGCCTTATCTACATCCCACCAAAATTTAGTTATATTTGGATTAGCATTTCTCCATGTTGTTACAAGAGGTTGAAGCTCGTCTTCATCAAGACCCATTTTTATAGCCCCCATTGATGTTAAAGCTCCTATGCTTCCTCCATATCCAAGAGCTAGCTCTGAAATCTTACCTTTTTGTCTAAGTGGGTCACCTTTTTTAATACTTTCTATTGGAACTTTAAACATCTGACTAGCACTAGCTTCATATATTTTTCCATGAGAATTAAACACATCCAGCCTCCACTTCTCACCAGCAAGCCAAGCTATAACCCTAGCTTCTATTGCACTAAAATCTGATACTATAAATCTATGACCTTCACTTGGTATAAAAGCTGTCCTTATCAATTGACTTAAGACATCTGGTACACTATCATATAAAAGCTCTATTAAATCAAAGTCACCTTCTTTTAATAGGTTTCTAGCTAGGTCTAAATCTTCTATATGGTTTTGTGGTAAATTCTGTACTTGTACTAATCTTCCTGCCCATCTACCAGTCCTATTAGCCCCATAAAACTGTAGTAGACCTCTTACTCTATTGTCATTACCTTTAGCTAATTTCATAGCCTCATACTTCTTTATAGAGGTTTTAGACATTAATTTTCTAAGTTCTAAAGTTCTAACTACATTTTCATCATCAACTTGTTTTAATATTTCTGGAATACTTTCTTTTGTTAGGCTTGTAATCTCAAAGCCAACTTTATCACTTAACCATTTTTTTAATTGAGCTAGACTATTTGGATTATTTAGACCAGTTATTTTAATTGCTTCTTTTGTAAGTTTTTCAGTATATCTTTTATCACATTCTATTGCATTCTCTATTAACTCTGTATCCACTTTAATACCAGTATCATTAATTCTCTGATCTAAATACCATAATTTAATTTCTCTTTCGGTAGTCTTATACTTACTAAGTTTGTTTCTTATTTCTCTTTCAACTACAACATCTTGTTTACAATATTCTTTAAATTTATTCCATTTTTCCATATCATGTATTGGTAAATTTCTAGTTCTTCCCTTGTTAACTTTTGTAGCCTTACAAGGTTTACAGAAATATTGTATTAATGCTTTACCTTCTTTCATTTTCTGTTTATCTTCATTAAACTTTAAAGCCTTAGACACACTATCTAAACTTCCTGGAAGTCCTAGTGTTAACGCCTTTATCATTGTACATGACCACTCATTTGGTTTTAAATTAATATTTAAAAATTTACTTATTGCTGTTCTTTCAAAATTAGCATTAAATGCTGATTTTATAACTTTATTATCATTTAAAGCTTCTATTACTTCTTTTGGTAACTCTTCATCATTTACTAAATCAATAACTTTTACCTCTTCATTATCAAAAGCATAGGCAAATAACAGTATCTCAAAATTAGCAGAGTCTACATATCTGTAGACTCCAACTTTTTTTATATCTAAATCACTATATGTTTCTATATCAATTGATAAGGTCCTCATTAACTTAAGAAGTCCTCTTCTTCATCTTCATATTCAAAGTCATCTGAGAAATCTGCTTCTGCACTAGCTCTAGCTCCTCCAAGTACTTCTCCATCTGCTAACTTTTGAACATTTTGTAAGCCACAACCTATTCCTTTATTTCCTGCACTATTATATGGGAAAAAGTTTATACTAACTCTTCCATAACAACCACTATATACCTCTGTATTATCTAATATTTCATTTAAGTCTTTATCAACTATTCCTGGCTTTTGAGTACTATTTGCATTTAAAAAATACATTCCTACATATTCCTCTGCTTCATCAGCTCTTTCTGCATCTCCATCACGAAGAGGTGTTTTTAAATTACCTGGTAATTTTCCACCCCATTTAGAAGTTTTACCTTGTTCTTTAGCTGCATCAATAGCCTTCTTTATTCTTCCTAAAGTCATCTTATCTGATTTTGGTATTAAAATACAAACTGAATACTTGGGCTCTGCACCTTCTACCATTGCTCTGCTTTTAAAGATATTGCAATAACTTAATCTTACCTTTCCTGTTACTACCTTTGTTGATTGTACTAAATTACTCATAATTTTCTTCCTCCTAATATTTTTATATTTGGTATATTGATTTTATATTTGAAGTTATTTCTCCAAATTTATCTAAATCTCTAACTTGCTTACTAAACAATTTAATTCTTCCACAAATAACTGTTGAAGAAACATTTAATAACTCTCCTATATCAGATATCTTTTTATCTTGTAAAATCCAATCTACTATTTTATCAATATCTTTTAAATATGACTTTCTTGCAATTTTTCTTATATAATCAACATCATAGTTAAATTGAATTTCATAAAATCCATGTATATCTTTTAATGGTCTTTTACTATCTTCAAATACACTTACATCTAAACCTTCTATAGAGTTTCTATAATGTTTTTCGCCATAACGCAAAGCTTTAAACATTTCTATTCTTATGTAAGAAACAGCCACTGTAGAAAACTTGCCTCTGTTACTATCATAATTTAATGCTGCTTTATATAACCCAATACATCCTTCTTGATAAAACTCTTCATATAAGTATGGATGTTGCTCTACATAAGACTTAAAAAATCTATTTATACTAAAATGTACAAGATTCAAATTATTTTCAACTAGTTTAGTTATTTCTTGATTACTCATAAAATTATATCCCCTTTTAAATCTTTTTATAGCTACTAGGAATTAAATATTTTTAATTATCCTTTGCTCTTACTGATACAAAGCATACTGGACTAACTTTTATATGTTCTGGTATATACACTCTATCAAGATGATTGTCATTTACTTCGAGGAAAGTTGACATCACTTCATCCTTTATTAAACTTTCTCTTTTAAAATCCATCACTGTAACTTTTGCATTTTCTTCAGTTGAGTTATATTCTGTAATATTTAGTCTCTTTAACATATCTAGTAAATTATCTTTTTCATAATCTAAATCTTTTTCGATACTCTTTTTTCTATCCTTTAAATCTAAAATTATACTTATGTTTTCATCTAATTTATCTTTTATACCTGCATCTAATGGCATGTAATATCCCCCATTTATATTTCAAAATCTTTTTTCGCTGAATCTATACTATTAATTTCTGACCTTTTATCACTTTCTACTACTAAAGTAGCTTTTCCAACTGGTTTTATAATTAAATCACTTAGTAGTTTAGCAAAACTCTTTTTACCTATAGCTTTCTCCATATCACTAATTCCTTTTAAGGTCCTTGGCTTATAAATTTTTTCTTCATCATAATCTGAATTTAATAAAACCTTAGCAACTTCTTGCTCATCTATATACTTTCTATTACTTCTGCCTTCTACAAGCTTATATCCTGGATATTTAACACCATGCTTTTCAGCTTGTTCTAGTGCATAACTTTGAACATCCTTTAACCAATCTTGTATATTCTTAGCAAAACCTAAAATATCTGCTATCTCATATTTATTAAGAGCAAATGTGTCAGCAAAATCATATTTTCTAGCTAGTTTAAGGTTATCCTCAGCTCTTTTTCTGCAATCATTTTTAGCTCTACAAAATCCACAATGACTGCCACTTACAAACTCTCCTTCACCATTAAAAGCCATTTGAGCCTTCTTCTTAACATTATCTGCCCATGTAAGTAATTTAGTAACTTCTATTTCTTCACTTGATATGTTATCAAGTCTAGGTTGAATTATTGTTGTTTTAATTAAATCAATATCGTATAGCATTTCAAACTGATTATATGCCCCTAAACCATATAGTCTAAGTTGAGGATTCTCTATAGCTGAAACTTCTAAACCTTTTCCATACTTTAGGTCTATAACTTGAAGTATACCATCAGATATTACAACAACGTCTCCTGTTCCAAATCCTTCTGGAACCCACTCACTAAAATCGAGTCTTTCTTCTAACATCACTATTACATCATCACATATAGCTTTACTATCATTTACTAATTCAACTACATTCTCAACATAAGATTGTATATAGTCCTCCATTTCAGAGTTATAATACTCACTTTTCTGTATCTTTTTAATTCTTGCATTATATGCCTTTTTACTTATTTTTTCATACTCTAGCATTAATTTAACTTCTGCTAATTCATGTGCAACTGTTCCTTCTTCTGCATATATACTAGTTGATGGTGAATAGTTTTCTTCTAATTTTATACTAGGAGTGCAGTGAAGCCATCTATGGGCTCCACTCGCACTAAGTCTTGCATGTTGTAATGGCATTTATGTACCCCCTATAAACTTTCTAATTTGTTCATAAAAGCTGAATAATCTTCTTCTTTTACTTCACTTAACTTACTAGCTCCAAACTCACCAAATAACTCCTTAAGCTTATCCTTCTTACCTGCCTTACTTACTTGTGCTGCCTTAGTTCTTACCTCTTCTTTTGTGTATTTAACTTCACTAGTTGTATTTTCATTATTCTTTTCTATTTCTTCCTTTGCTTCTGCTATTTCTTCTTTAACGTCTTCTTTTACTTCTACCTTTTTAATCTTTTCAGCTTTTTTAACTTCAACTTTCTTCTCTTCTTTCATATCTGTTATATTTATAGGTTCTATCTGCATTGCTTTTCCTAGATTAAGACCTCCTAAAGCATTCGCCACTACTAATAGTGCATTTGTAAATTCTGGTGCTTCTACTTTAACTTTTACATTTACATTCACTTCAACCATTTTAAATCTCTCCTTTTTGTGTTATACTTTACTTGTGTTATATTTTATTTTTTATTTTTTTGTGTGTTGGTTATTTTACCAACACTTTTTTATTTAATATTCCAACCGATATTTTCTTACCAGTTTTAATATCTTTAAATACTATATCTGCTATAACTTTTCCATCTTTTTTAAGAGTTACTACATTCTTATTATTAGTATCAAGACTCAGCAATTTCATCCCCCCTCTCTACTGCTTTTAAAAGTTCATCCAAATTTTTACCTTGATTTCTTTCAATAAAATCATCAACTTCATATCTTGAAATTTTTCTACCATCACCTCTAACTAGTGATTTTATCAAACCTGTGCTTACTAACCTACGCATAAAGGCTGTATCTAACTTTAAAATTCCCCTTGCTTCTTCTACTGTTATTAGATAATTTGGATAACCTCTTTTTATTAAAACAACTATATCTTTAGGCTCCAGTACCTTTACCTTTTGTTCAATAGTTTGACTCTTAACTCTATCTGTCTCTTGTTTACTTATCTCTATTTCTATTAAGCTTTTTAAGCTATCACTAAATTGTTTTGTTATGCTTTCAGAAATATCCATGTGAAAATGCTCTCCCCTCTTTTCAATTATTTATCTTCCAACCAATTCGTCTAATGTAATATCTAAACAATCAGCTAATTTTATTAGAGTATCTATAGTTGGATTAGAACTTTTATTTCTCAGTAATTTATATAAACCACTTACATCTATATCCAATTCTTTTGCCAATTTATAAGGTTTTATATCTCTTTTTCTTAGTATTTGCTTTATATTGTCGCCTATTAACATTGTATTCACCTCAGTTCTACATGGTATAATATAAACATGGAATAAATTCCAAAATTTTCAAAAGGATGGTGTATTATGCAGTTTTCAAACAATATATCTAAAGAATTACAAGAAAGTATAAGAAAGACAGTCTCTGATACTTCTAACACAGAGTATTTTTACTATGCTGAATTTCAATATAAAATTATTCTTAAATCTATAGAGGAATTTGAAAAAGAACTTGATGATGAACATGAAATTGCACTAAAATTGACTAACTTTGGAAAAGATGTATTAATGATTGTTGAAGAAGTAGGTTATCATAACCCTTGTCTAATTCACTACTACGGCATAGTAAATGGAGTTTATTCTGAAATTCTTCAACACACATCACAGATAAACTTTATGATAACTTCAGTAAAGAAAACTGACCCTTCAAAACCTGCTAGAAGAATAGGTTTTATATTGTAATTATCATTCTTATTTTCTGATTCTTTCTTTAGTAATTTCACTAATTTTTCTTTTTTCACTTTTATTCATCTCATGTAAATACAAAACTATACATTGGTACATATAATCTATAAAATCACTATTTGATTGAGCTGTTATCTGACTAAATAACTGTGCTTGCAATTGATTTTCAAGCATGGTTATTCTTTTCTCTATTTCTTCTATTTTCTTATTTTCCAATTCAATCTCTCCTTTCCAAAATATTCTGTATTTAGTTTTCAAAGTACTAACCTAATATTGAAGTTTGATAACTATATTCTTTTTCTATATCTGGTAATATGTTATTTGTTTTCAATAAATCATATAAAAACAATCTACCTTTTTGAGTCCACTTAGTTGTCATTTTTACATCAGGCATTCCATTACTTCTAGTTATGTCTATTGTTTCTGAATGAGTGTATCCCTTCCCTTGATGTTGTTTATATAAAAGCCATTGTCCACTTTGTTTATATTGAATCCCTCTTTCATGAAGTATTTTGTTCATTTCTTTTCCACTCATTCCATAATCCTTTGCTATTTGAGTTATAGTGACTAGACCTTTGTTTTTAAGTATCATATCTGTATAATCTGCCTTTGGTTTTAGTTCTTTTATTACTTTTTCTTTCATTTTACTTTCTAGTTGTAACTGCTCATTTACTTCTACTTGCTCTATAAGATGTTGTAACGCTTCTTTATATGTAGTTGGTAGTTTAGTTTGTGGTTCATTTTTTAAATATTTTTCCATTTCATCAAACTTAGTTACATAAATAGCAGTAAATATAATTCCTTTTTCTCCTGTCATTTTATTAGCTACCATATCACAACCTTTTTTAGTCAATAGATAACAAGGATATTTCTGATTATTTTCATTCTTATAAGTGCTTTCAATAAAAAAATCATCAGTGTGCAATTTTGCACTCTGCTCTAATACACTTATATATCCTCTTATACTTCTTAATAATTGGTTATGGTCTTTTTCTATTAATTCTGCTACCTCTCTACTCTCAACTAAATATTTATTGTTTTGCTTGATAATTGTTAAGTTATTCATACTTATCAACCTCCTGTTCATTTTTTAAGTCTTGCAAATCCTCAAATTCTTTCCATAAGATATTTATTATAAAAGCATTTTTACTTAATCCTTTTCTTTGGGATTGCCTATGTAGCTCTTCATTTAATTCGTCTGGTATTCTAATAGTCACTCTCTTTTTTGCCGTCACTTTTGAACCACCTCCTTGTTTATTATATTAACATTGCGTCACCTTTGCGTCAATACTTTTTTTGAAAGAATTTACGTGGTATAATAGTGACATCATTTAGACTTAAGGAGGGTGCTATATTTATGCCATCAAAATTACCTAGATACACACTTAGAATAGATAATAATCTACTTGAAAAAATCAAGTATATAGCTGAAAGCGAAGGTCGTTCTGCCAATAAAGAAATAGAACAATTAATTAAAAAACATGTTGAAAATTATGAAAAAATAAATGGTAAGATTAATGTTTAAGCTAATAAAAATTAAACATTTTCTAAATTTCTGCTAATCACTGATAATATGTACTCGTTTACTGACATACCTCTTTGATTAGCTTCTTCTTTACATTTATTGTATAATTCTTTCGTAATACTCAAGGTATACTTCTTTCTATTACTCAACCTTTAAATCACCTCTTTTTGAATATTCTGTATTTATTTTTCAAAGTACTAACCTAACATTGAAGTTTGATAACTATACTCTTTTTCTATATCTGGTAATATGTTATTTACTTTTAATAAATCATATAAAAACAATCTTCCCTTTTGAGTCCACTTAGTTGTCATTTTTACATCAGTCATTCCATCACTTCTAGTTATGTCTATTGTTTCTGAATGAGTGTACCCTTTACCTTGATGTTGTTTATATAAAAGCCATTGTCCACTTTGTTTATATTGAATCCCTCTT